TATTATTTTTTGGGATTTTGGTAGCGGTAACGCCTCAACGGTAGCCGCAGTAGCTGTTGTAGCTGCCGCAGTAGCTGCCGCCGTAGCTGCCGCTGCCGCCGTAGCTATGGATGTATCCAAAGCTATCGGTCTAGGTTCTAGCAAAAGAGGTTCAAGCATCTTCTTAGTTTCGGGTATGTTGGGAAGCGTATTAGGTAACCTAGATAAAATATTAGCTAGCTGCTCTAGGTTCTCTTTACTTAATTTCTCTCCACCAGCCTGGATCTGTCTCCTAAAAGTCTTAATACTATTATGACTCTCAAGATCTGCTGGTATGTCGTCTTCTTCGATTTCTTCAACTTCTATTACATCTTGACCTTTTTCTTCATATGCATTTTCCTCATTTTCCTCATTTTCATCCGCATCTTCATTTTGATCTTCCTCACTTGGCTCTTCGTCCAACATTCCTTGAATCTGAGCCATTTCCTCACTATTTAGATCGTCCATCCATGCAAATTCATCTTCATCTTCTTCTCCTGGTTCTTCACCTGGTTCTTCTCCTGGTTCTTCACCTGGTTCTTCATCCGGTTTTTCTCCTAGTTCTTCTCCTAGTTCTTCTCCTGGTTCTTCTCCTGGTTCTTTTCCTGGTTCTTCTCCTGGTTCGTTTTCGGTTTTACCTACATCTCCTTTTTCCTCGCAACTGGTAGCCGCAGGCGCAACACACCTGCGAGTTGCTAGCTCCAAACTGGTAGCATCTGTCTTACTTCCTTTTTGGTCATTTTTTGATCTTCCAACTTCGGGTCCCTTAGGATTTGGATTATCTTCCAAGACTATTTCAATATTACCAGATTTTAAAGCCTCTTGTGATATTCCATCCATCACATCCTCTTTGTGTTCTTCCGTCTCTCTGTCTTCGTCTTTATCAACCTCTTTCTCTTTATTCTGGTCTTTGGCCTTAGTCTTTTCTTTTTCTTTTTCCTTTTCTTTTTCCTTTTCTTTTTCTTTTTCCTTTTCTTTTTCCTTTTCTTTTTCCTTTTCTTGTACCTTTTCTTGTGTCTTTTCTTGTACCTTTTCTTGTACCTTTTCTTGTACCTTTTCTTGTTCTTTTTCCTTTTCTTGAGCCTTTTCCTTTACTTGTCCCTTTACTTGTTCCTTTACTTGTTCCTTTTCTTGAGAAGTTTCTGAAACATCATTAAGCTCTTGTGCTTTATTTTTCAATGTTATTTTAACAGGAATCTTGCCATCTAATCCTCTTAATAATGGCTTTAGTGGTGTTCCATTAGCCGAATGTGTTTGATCAATTATACTGTCTAAAGCTATATCAAAGGCTTCATCTATTTCCTTTTCTTCTTGTTGGTTTCTATTTGAGGGCAATCTATCTAATAACTCGACCTCTGGACCAGATACTAAGTCTGGTACGGTTACACTACCAGGTCCACTAACGGATCCATGTAAGGACATTAGCATCTTATCCTTGGGCTTTTGTTCGATTTCTCTATCTAAATTTTCTGACTTTGTTGATGTCGTAATTTTAGGAGTAGGTATATTGATTATAGGACTTTCGATCGGAATCGCTAGTTCCTCTTCTATATCAAAACTATCCGAACCATAATTCTCATGGTCTAAACCATGTGAAACCGGATTACTACCTTCGGAGTTAGCATCAAGGTGACTGATAGGATCTATTTGATCGATAGATGCCAGAAGACGTCGAATGTTACTTCTTTTTTCTTCCCTCTTATTTCTAGAATGGTCTTCCTTGGATCGATCTTGTCTTAATCTAATATCATTCTCGATCTTATTAAGACGGTCCTCTATCTCTTCCAGTGGAATGTATTCTCTAATAGTCTGATAGATAGATTCAGTAATCCAGTTCTTAGCTGTAATTAAATTTTGTTGTTGCGTCATACGATCCCATTTATCAGAAAATAAAGCAGGATTCATCCAAAATCTACGGCATGCTTCTATATAAACACGATGTACAAAGTCCTCTGATCTCGGAACATCTAAATCTTCAATCTTAATCGAATATTTTGATGCTTCATTAGGTAGAAGAACATTAGTCCTAACATAATTCAAAAAAATATCATTAATTATTTTTTGTAACCATTCCATTGGTCTAGGAATACCTCGCTTATTTATGGCTGTCAAAAGAACCCTAAAATCTTCGTTTAAACGAGTACGTGGTAAATGTGGTATACGTTTCATACACAATTGAAACATTTTCAACGGATGATCTGATCTTAGTTCTTTAGCTGTCTTGTATAGCTTGGATAGACCCTGGTAAATATGAGGTACTAAAATAGCCGATAATTTCTCCACTCTCTCTTTACCATGAAAAAACACAGGTGATTCTGCCATATTTTTGAACTATATATTTTATGTAAAATAACGCTATATGTTATAATGTTATTTTTGTGTTACCTTAAAGACGCAAGGAATGGCACTTTAGTGCTATTGCAGGGTTTAATATTTTTCATATAAACTTTTGACATCATAAAGTGGAATTTTAAGAGTTTTGAACCCTGAAAATGACCATTCCTTTGGTAAAATACCAATCAGCAATGAACCACTGTTAAATAATCTATTTAAAGTGGAATAAAGCTAACTCCTGTCTGTAAATCGCATTCATTAAAACGATAACTAAGACCAGAGTCTGGAGAATTTCTTGGACCACATCCGAATGTATCATTCGCAAAAGGAGCACCAAAAGTACCCCCTCCCGTTTGTGTTTGTTTCATTGGTAAGCCACAACTCCCACCCTTTTGTAAGTTAGCTGCCGATTGTCCACAATTTCCTCCAACCTGTCTTGGATCATATCCAATTGCACTAACACCATTTCCTCCAGATTTAACAACCACACCTTGAGGAGCCACGATTGATCTTTCTCGTTGTCTTATCTGTTGAACTGTGTTTCGGGATCCATCATCATATGGGGGAATCGCATTTGGTGCTTGCCATCCTGTTAAGGTCTCTCCCTCTGGATTAAAAGGTTCGAAATCCATAAAAGCACGCGCATTGTTTCTTGCACGTGGTCCACGATACAAGTAATCTATATAATTATTTGGTTCACCACAAAAGAAACCTTGACATTGATTTGCCGCAATAGGATTATAATAAGTGTAAGGCATGGGAGTCGCGTCTCCTCCAACTTGATTACCAGACATTATGGATCCACCCCTTTGTGGATAGAATGCACCTCCTACCGGAGTAGCAACTGGTACATTTGAGGGAAATGAGCCTGCCAGTGGGTTGTAAAATTCATATGGTAGACTAGTCGCATCACCACCTTTCTGATTTCGCCTTACAGGAATGACTCTTCTTGGTCTAGTTTGAAGCATATTGTTCTATATAATAACTCAGAATATTTGTTTTTCGTCATAGTACTTTAGTAAAATTAAACCAACTATATAATGTCTAAAATTGATAAAATTTATTGTTTTTAAATATCTACTAAAAAACCACCAAACAAATCAACAATACTATGTTTAAGATTCCACGCAAAGTACCAAGTTTTGCGCCTAGTACTCAGCAAGTAGTCGCTCAGCAAGTAGTCGCTCAGCAAGTAGTCGCTCAGCAAGTAGTCGCTCAGCAAGTAGTCGCTCAGAACTCTAGCTCTTCCATTGCTACCAATTTGACTAATGTCGGCGTATCACCCACGACCTCAAAAACGAGTCAAGCATCTACCGTAACGAATTCAACTTTTGCGCCAAAGTTGAAGCTACCACCATCCATGCCTTCAAAAAAGAAGACACTTGGAACTCGAAGTGTGCTTCCTCTTCCTCCTCCTATTCTTTCACGCAAACGCAAGTCCGAAGCTTTATCTGATAATGATGATTTTGTGGAAACCACAAAATCCTCGTCGACTCTTGTCCCCGAACCTTACTCAACCTCGATCCTACGTACAGTCAATCTTCCTGTTAGTGCCGCTGTTGGTGCCAGTGCCGCTGCTGGTACCAGTGCCGGCGCTGCTGGTGCCGGTGCCGCTGCCCGTGTTGCCTGCCGCACAAAAATTTCTATCCAAATGATAGAAACAGAGATGCAAGCTATGGCTAACCATTTGGAAGCTGCTACTGTTACACATACCAAGCTCGTACAATTACTTCAGGATTTTTCCAACGGCCCAAGTGACCGGGTGTGTCACCATGACCAATAAACAAAACCCAAACAACAGGATTAAATATTATACTTTGTCATATTTGTTAGTACTGATATGGCTAATTTTGCTTCACACAAAAAATTTGATTAATCCAATTATTATTACTAGTTCATCTAGTAATCATCTACCTATGACCCAGAACATAATGGGATTTAAGACGGAAATTAATTACATTCTTAAGTCTTCAGATCAACAAGAATCTGAAAAACTCACTCACTTAGATCTAGGGTCAACCTTCAAAATTACCAAGAATGGTATAAGAACCTATGTCCTTAATGCTTCGATCATGTTTGCCGATTATAACTGGAATATCTTAGGTATGTGTGTGATAACTAATTCAAGTGTTACATGTCACAGGGGACAAGGTATTACAGAATTAACTGCTAAAGTTCTTACCAGATTTTCACCTGAAGAGTCACGCATAGTTTCCAAGGTAGTCTTGGAAGCTGAAAAAGCGCGAGATACCCTACAAATTTAATAATGCCTTAAAAATCTGGCATTCCCGTAAAAATCTCATCATCAACTGCTGGTATATACTTTGAACCAAAACCAGGTAAGCTTTCCACACCTGCTAACCAGATGACAAATGCTGTAATAGTTCCAGACATAGCCATTCCCTTAAGATAAGTGGACTTCGTCTTTGGATTGTCACCTATCTTTGTATCCAAATACATTAATATTAGTGCTAAGAATGCCCCCAGAAGCGCGTAGATTATGATTGGCGAGATCATTATATACTATACATATAAAATCTATTTATAATTGACACGCCCTTATCCAAGTACACAATCATTGAAATATTATATATTGCTGTAAGGTTAAGCAATATTATTCCATCTCTTATTTGTTCAAAACGCCATAAAGAAATATTGCAATATATTAAAGTAAATATGGATGCAATTGGTGCTTTGGCATTGGGTTTACTAGGAGCAGGTCTCTATTTAGATGATTCTGACAGTGGTTCTAATTCTTCGGGAACTTCTGAAACATCAAAAACCTCCTCCAATACTTCCAATCATAAATCTAAAAAAATATCTAATAAAGCAAATAAAACTACAAATCAAGATGGTGGATTAATCCCAGTAGGACCCGGCCCTGACTTGTTATTATCTCAAGGAGCTACGGAACCTATAAGTAAAACCTTGGTGGGCCCAGTGAAAGAACAACTAGATGGAAGAGATTTAACTGCTCCAGGGACAATAGGTTATGAAGGATATATGAATCAAGTGGGTCCTATACCAGATATGCCTGAAGCTTTTCAATTGGAACTTTATAACACTTTACAATTATCTGAATCTGAGAGAAAGATTAAGAATCCTAATTGGGATCCAAAGGCAGTTCTCTTAGGTCTCCCTAATTGTTTATTACAATCAGGACAGGATGTACCCAGTGAACAATACAAGAATGAGTTAGATACCTGTCGAGGGACTAATCAAGTTGTCCCCAAGTATCAGCTTGCACTTCAAAGTCAAAAGTTCTGTGTAGAACCGAATAATGCTATGGCAATACCTTATGATGATTCTGATAGAAATAGACCTGAATCAATGACTCATACTAACATGGTTCCATTTTATAAAGGTACTATTACCCAGAGTTTGGATCCCGATAATAGATTAGGAGTACATAAGTTAGAACTTTTTACTGGTAATTACAAACTAAGACAAGACAATAAACAAGAAATTGGTCAGTTCTTTGCACCTACTACTGGACTTAGCTTACCTTATGGTTCTCATGAGTGTAGAGATCTTACTCGATATAATCCAAATAATACAGGTAAGAGAAGTAATGAGAAACCTTTCCAAGATATTCATGTAGGTCGTGGTCTCAATAAAGGTTTTACAAATGAAGGTAGTGGCGGTTTTCATGATATGCTTCGTATCTTACCTAAACGTGGTGACCAAATTTATGTTAATCCTAAGAGCGAAAATAAGGGGCTAATAAATCATGGTAAATCTATTAACGATAATGGTACACTTAGACCCGTCGTTTATAAATATAAGACCAATCTCTTGGTCGATAACGAAGCTGGTCAACGCAACTTCTCCTCTGTTGGTGCAGTGACTGGTCGCAGATTAAGACCCGATATCGTCCTTAAGGATACAAATCGTGTTACATCTAAGCCTTTATATGGTCCTCGTAACCTTGTTAATAAGACGCTTAGTACTTCGTCTAATTTAATTGCCAAAACCAAGGTCAGTAGTAAACAAAATTTTGCTAACAGTCCATGGCGTAATCTTGGTCAAACTACGGGTAAGAGACATAATGACTACGGTCAATCTGGTATAGAGAATAGACCCACTGAAAGAACTTTATATTCAGATAAAACTTATTGGGGACATTTGAAGACCTGGGTAAATCGTGTTATTAACGATTATACAGATAAAGCTCGTCATACACGAAAACAAGATCATTTGTGTGCACCACGAAGAACCGGACCCACTTCTGGTAACGTTGGTCAAGGTAATTCTAAGAAGGCCGGAAAAGTTTATGATCCTGCTGACGTATTAAAGACTACGATCAGAGAAACAACAGAAAATCTCGATTATAGAGGTCTAGCCAAGGGACAAGCAAAGGGTATCGCTTATGACCCTACTGATGTAACAAGAACCACTATCAGGGAGACCACAGAAAATTTAGATTACAGAGGATTAGCTAAGGGACAAGCTAAGGGAATTGCTTATGATCCTACTGATGTTACAAGAACGACTATTAGAGAAACGACGGAGAATCTTGATTATAATGGTCAAATAGGAGGTGGAGGCACTAATGTAACGAAAAAGGGAAAAGCCTATGATCCAACTGATGTTACAAGAACAACGATTAGAGAAACGACTGAAAATTTGGATTATAGAGGATTAGCCCAAGGTCAACGTAAAGGTAAAGCATATGATCCCACTGATGCTACTAAAACTACGATTAGAGAGACGACTGAGAATTTGGATTATCGTGGGGCTATTGCCTATGTTACAAAGAAAGGAAAGGCTTATGATCCGACTGATGTAACTAGAACTACGATTAGACAGACCACTGAAAATTTGGATTATCAGGGACCTGTTTCTAATGCTACGATCAGAAAAGGAAAAGCCTATGATCCAACAGATGTAACCAGAACTACGATCAGACAGACCACAGAAAATTTCGATTATCAAGGAGCGGTTTCAGGACCTGGTGTTACAAAGAAAGGCATAGCATATGATCCTACAGATGTTACAAGAACAACCATCAGACAGACCACGGAGAATTTAGATTATCAAGGCCAAGTTGGAGGAAATCCAGTCAAGAAAGGAAAGGCATATGATCCTACGGATGTTACAAGAACTACTATCAGAGAAACGACCGAAAATTTGGACTATCAAGGACAGGTATCTAGTTCACCCATCAAGAAAGGTAAAGCATATGATCCTACGGATGTAACCAGAACTACGATCAGACAGACGACAGAAAACTTCGATTACCAAGGGCCTGTTTCAAGTGTTCCAGTCAAAAAGAGTATAGCCTATGATCCCACTAATGTCACTAAAACAACAATAAGAGAAACTACGGCGAATTTTGATTATCAAGGACAAGTATCGGCTAACCCTGTTAAGAAAGGTAAGGCATATGATCCTACCGACGTGACTAAGACAACAATTAGAGAAACTACCGAACAAAATGATTATAAAGGCAATGCGAATCCTGTTATGCATAAGAAGAGTATCGCCTACGATCCAACCGATGTAACTAAGACTACTATCAGACAAACTACAGAGAATAATGACTACATTGGTGGACCATCTAGTGAAACATTTCAGAATGGTGGCGCTTATGCTACTACTGCAGCTTGTGCGCCGGCCACACAAAGACAGTTCAGTCTACGCGCCTATGCTGGTGGTGCAGATGCAGTTAATCCTAGCATGACAAGCTATGATTCAAGTTATAATATGAGGTTCAATCCAAATACCGAACTATTGGTAACTGATTATGCTCAACAACCAGCAAAAGTCATTCCACTTAATAACAATAATTCTCCTGGACGTTATGAGGTTAAGAAGTTGGAAGATGATCAGGTTAATCGTTGGATGGGACCTAAACAGACTACCTTAGAAAATTACTTCAATCCCAATGCAATTACGGCATGTACAAATACTAGTTTAAAGAACAGATTACCAGAAGATTTTACACGTTTAGATACTAGAATATTGGATGCATATAAAAATAACCCATTGACTCAAAGTTTGAATTCCTATGCTTAAGTCTTCGGTTTTGTCACGTTAACAACGTTTAAACGTTTAGACGTCTAAACGTTTAAGAGTCATATTCTTTCTGTAAGTTGTATTTTTCGATAATGAGATCGTTTATGATCTTTTTTAAATTAGTATATTCTTGTGACATATGCCAACAACTCCTTACAAGACACCTGATAGATAATCATATATTCTTATAAAGGAAAAACATAGGAAATATTCTAATATAAGATATATGAGCAGATGCAAAGCACTAACAAAGGGTGGAGCGCCATGTTCTAGGATAACCAGTACTGCGTGCACTAATTGTTGGCAACATCGGCCCTATGATGCTGATGCTAACCAGCCTGGGCGTGTGAAAAGGTGTAACTTTACTTACCCCCGTAGCACATCCGAATTTGTTTATGTCAGATCACCTGACAAAAATAACTTAGGGGAAGACGTAGACACCATAACTGATATATTTACTACTCCTAATTACCTCAGTAACAGAGTAAATCTAATCAATAGGTATATCCATAAGCTGACTCTTAAAAAACCACTTATGGATCTAGGCATCACCGACGAAATCCCTGACGAAATTTCTCCCTCTCACCTTAGATTGTATTCAGGTTATTTAGGTAAAGAGGTAAACGACGGCATATTCCCACCAGAATATAGTCATTATAATTTTGTCGTAATTAATCCAAAGGACATCCTATCAGATACAGTCGTCTTTGATTACATGGATACAAACTACAATGAAGATAGACCTAGTGAAAACATAGACGAAAGTGAGTTACGGGGACGCAATGATATATTAGAGGGATATATGAGTGGTAATGATAAATCTGGCTTGAAACTATTGAAGGCTTTCGTGAACGAGCCAATCGTCGATCCTAGCCGGGATTATACCCTGTATCGTGGTCTCTCCTGGAACAACAAAAAGGATTATACCAGTTTTCTGCAGAAATGCGGTACGACTGGTAAGATCGGCAATGAAACGGAAATTAGCAGCTGGACCTCGAATGCCTGTATGGCCGAACAATTTGCTACACCTGGAAGGTATGGTGTCGTTCTGAGACATATATTTCATCCTCGGGATATTTTAGTTGATACAAGACTTATTCCCGAAGAATTGTTGCTGGAAATATATCCAGAATTACAACATGAGGTTATAGTTAGACCTGGCTCTTACTCCTGCGAAATTGTCACAAAGATAGAGAAGGAGGCCAATGGTGCTATAAAGGCTTACAAAGACAGTGGTGATGATGTTATTTATAAGGTCTTGGATTAGAATTTTAAGGGTGAGACGTAGTCAGAAAATGAAATACAAAGAATGGTGGGTGTATTTTTTTGGTGATTTTGTGGTTGGTTGTTTGGTGGTCGGAGGATTCTTTTGGGCTGAGCTCAGTTCCATGCTTGGCGAACGCGGGCGATTCGGTTGATAAGAAGCTGACGCTCTTGTTTGCGTTCAATCAGTTGTGCCGTGAGAGAATCAATCTGGTTTTCAAGGCCAGAGATCCAGTTCTGATTGTCCTCGATTGTCTGCAACAAGCTGCTGTAGTTGCCGATCATCTGACGAAGATGATCGGTCAGGTCGTTTTGCGGTTGCAGCTGTGGTTGCGGTTGCAGCTGTGGTTGCGGTTGCGGTTGCGGCTGCGGCTGCGGTTGCGGTTGCAGATGTGGTTGAGGTTGCAGCTGTGGTTGCTGTGGTTGAGGGTGCAGCTGTGGTTGCGGCTGCGGTTGCGGCTGCGGTTGCGGTTGCTGCGGTTGCTGTGGTTGAGGTTGCTGTGGTTGCTGTGGTTGCTGTGGTTGCTGTGGTTGCTGTGGTTGCTGTGGTTGCTGTGGTTGTGCTTGTTGGCGATTCTGTGGTTCGTCGGCCTCCAAGACTAAACGGCGCGCCGCTCGTTTCTGTGGCTGCTTCGCTTCCTCATCGTCATCGTTGTCATCGTTGTCGTCGTTGTTGTCGTCATCGTCCGAACCACCAGAAAGAGTAGCGAGAATTTGTTCGGCGCGAACGCGCTTTTTTCGATTCTCAGCCGTTTCTCCTGCGATCTTAGAACTATGGCTAGGACATTCGATGAGCTCATCGTATGTGTTCGAAAAAACATTGCCAGTCTTGTCTTGGACGACCAAGACACAAAACATCCTGACTGAATCAACTGAGCTCCAATTGCGCTTCTCGTTGGGCAGACCGATGAAAAGCGACGATCCATTGGGCGGAAAAACAATGGATCGAGCATGCAAGTTATCAAATCGTGCACGAGCACGGACTTCTCCGGCAGGAACGACGAGGACACATTGCGTTTTGTCAGGCTCATTTTCACGAGCACGAGAAATGGACACACGACCATGTTTGATGGTATAAGAATCACTGACACCGAACTCCACACCCATCAAACGGACAGAAGTACCCGTATTGAGGATCTCACGGTAAGTGATAATCAGTTCGCACTTATCAGTGTTGGAAGACATTTAGTATTTGTAGGATTTGTAGTTGTTTGTTGGTTTACTACCACTTTGGGACCCTAACAAATTATATCATTTTTTAAACATAATATATAAGCATTTTATAGTATAATATATAAACATTTATATATTATACTATAAAAATGATAATTTTTTTATGAGCTTCCTGGCTCTTAATTCAAAAAAAGGAAAATGGATAATTTAGATTGGAAGGCGATAGCTAACTACGAAGAGGACAGTTTTACCTTCGTGGCTTTCAACAAATCACCTTGTAAAAAAGTGTTTTGTGATCATGAGATTGATGATCACAAAGAGTTAGTGTCTGAGACTCTCGAAGCATGGCGGCCAATCTTGACCGATTCTCGTTGGAAAAGTTCCAAAAGGATTGACGTTAGTCACCTGATAAATCCAGATCTCATTGAGGAGGGCCGACAAGTAGAAATGTGGGAATCCGCTGTTGGTAAATTAATGAAAATGCAGAGCACCGATGGGAGTTTTATGTGTGTTGTGACAAAGACCAACTTTTTCGTGATTGGTAATCAACAAAATCATCCCTACTTCGCAACACTCGAATTCGAATTTGATAACAGTGATGGAAGCACCATTAGTTATGACGTCTCTGATCTTAATCCCGACAACCTCGAAAGACTCATCTCCGATGCCCAAAATTATCTCTTTAATCAAAGGCATTAGCCAAGTCGCGCGATCTCGTAGTCATTGGCCTGACCGGCGCCTTGCTGCTGCTCAAGCGGGATGTCGACCGTCTGGTCGGTGGTGCCAAAACAGGCTGGGGGCCGCGTCGATCAGAATGTGAAACAATGCTAGTTTCATAGACATTTCGAGTGTTCGAGTATCTGGCACAGAGCAGGGCCTGGAATGCCTGAAATCACACTTTCTCTAAACATGCTTTGGACAAGTTCTTTGTAAAGCTCTATTGCTAGTGTATCTTTAAAATCATAGGAATTAGCTATTTATCGTAATAATCAGCCTTTTTGGCTTCACACAAAAAAATTTGAATAGATATCACCTATTTATAGAAGTCTTACTCATCAAGTGATAACTTATAATGCCCACTCCAGTCCAACCATCTGATAATCTTCTTGCAAACCTAGGTGTATCCATTCCTACACTCGAGATCATGCTTAGTTCTCAAGCCAAGAATGGGTTCGACCTAGTTTGGTCTATCTTAAAGATTACCATCATTAGCTTTCTGATGGGTATAATAAATCAAATAAGTTCTTCTTCTATTATATCATATATTAAAGTTCTACCTAAGTATTTTGAAAAACCGTTGAATAAATTAGTTCTAAAAAGTAAGCATAGTACCAATGTAAATGGTAATCCTCGAAACTCATGTGCGGATCTAGACAGTGAAACTTTAATGTCAGCTATTCTAAATTACCTTGGTAAGAGTAAGGAAAATCTCGGGGAATCGGAACTTCTAATGGTAAAGGGAATGGATGGCTGTATGAGTGAGAAATATCTTTCCCATATTAGTTTTGGTTTCAAACCTATGATTAGGTTTCAATTAGGAGATTATTTTTATACCTATTCTGAAGTACAAGAAACTCATTCATCCAAAGATGATATCGTTCTCTTCAAAACGATGAAAACGATGGTTATTGAAAGTCATTTCAGTTCTGATACAATTAAAGAACATGTAGAAAAAATTCATGAAGACTATATTAAACAACAGTATCCCTATATCAAGAAAGAATACCCTTCACATCTTTATCCTTCTAGAGATTTAACTCAGAAGCTTGTCAGAGATTCCGAAAATGATAAAGGTATGAGGGAACTCGAAAAACATAAAGCAGCTAGGTTAGTTTACCAGAAACATATCCTTAATAATCGTACCAATTTCAACCAACTCTTTTTTCCTGGTAAGGAGAAACTCATGAGACGATTAAGAGAATTTTTGGATCCTACAAATCCTATGAGCAAGTTCACTTTATTACTTTACGGACCACCTGGAGGTGGTAAGACCAGCATTATTAAGGCAATACAGCAAATGTGTGGCTATGACGTCATATCAGTGAGACTAAATGACTTTCGAAGTTATGAAGATTTCTTCGAACTCTTTCATGGTTCAGTCTTAAAAGTTAGTGAGAGTGGTTCCATTAGTAATTATGAACTACCCTCCAGCAAACGATTAATCGTTATGGATGATGTAGATGCGGATAATACCATCGTACATGACAGGAAGAAGAAAGATAAGGAAAAACAGCTTATGATGAAAATAATAGGTAAACGCCTAGGTATTGATTCTGACTCTTCCAATTCCTCTGACAATTCAGATTCTTCCATGGATTCTTCTAAAAAGAAGAACAAGAAAAAATCTCAGAAACGTACAACTACTCCAAGTACTGATTCCTCTGACGAATATGAGACCGATGATATGTCTGAAGATTCACATGGAAGCTCTAGCGACTCCGATGCCGAAGACGAAACTTCGAATAAGTTAGACAAAGGTAAAAGTCAAACTTTAAAAAATTCAAAAGATTCGAAAGATTCGAAAGAAACTACTAAAGGAAAAAGTAAGAAAGAGATTCAACCCATCTTGTCAGTCGAGGAGAAAAAAGCAAAAAAGAGGAGACATAAGAATAGAGCAAAATTTCCGATGGGTTTTGGTAGAGGTCCACTATTTAACATGCGAGATGAATTACAACTCTCTGATATTCTCAACATTCTTGACGGAATCAATGAACTGAATAAGACTATCATTATTATGACTACGAATCATATCGAAAAGCTAGATCCTGCACTGATTAGACCTGGTCGTGTTAATTGGAGACAGGAAATGACTTACGTTAGATACGAAGACATGTTAGATATTATGAAACATTTCTTCGGATTAGAAGCTGTAAATAAAGCCATAAAAGATAAAAACCTAGATGAATACTTGCATGCCTTGTATGATAAAAAGATTATGGTATCTAAATTCACAGAATTCTGTGTTCATGAAGACGAGATTACAGATGCTATACAAAATTTCGAAATATTCTTGTCCCAGAAAAACTAACTTTCCGATTTTGTAGTTCGTCTTGTATTGATCCTCGACTTATCCTATCTTTATTTTAGCATCAAGTACTTTAACTTTTACCAAAGTGTATTCTTACTATATACAATGGGCGATTAGGAAACAGGTGTCGGCATTAACCTTATATTTTTTATGAACAGATTTAACCCTGAGTTTGTCTCAATCAGAAAATCTTTTAGATCTACTTATTATATATAGTGATCTCTTAATGTCGTCACTTCTTATTGGAAAAGTTCTAACACGAGAACAACTTAAAATATGTTGGAGACATGACCCTAAGAATAATAAATTGTACATTAGGTCTGTTTTGGGAGCATATTTCTTCGCCGTCCCAACTAATTGGGAAATCAAGAAATGGTCACCTGCCCTCAGAAAATTAGCCGAAGTCCTTATTTTCCAACAATTTTGGGAACCAAAAGACCTTAGAAAGTTCTTAGATGCTAATTGGACTCCCTGGTTACCCAAGAAAACTAAAGAAAAAAATAAAATAGAAATAGCAGCTGAAGACTCTAACAAATCAGAAAAGACAGATGAGACTACAGCTACAATAATAGATGAACAGATCAGCGAAAAAGACCAACTGAAAGACCAACTGAAAGACCAACTGAAAGACCAACAAAAAGAGAGCAAAGATAAAACTAAATCACCAAAAGAAAAACACGACAAGGATCAGATCCAGGTAGAGACTGGTACTGGTACTGGTGCTGGTACTGGTATTGGCATTGGCATAGGTATTGGCAATGGAAACATAGATAACGAAAGCGATAAAGAATCAACAGATAAAACTAAAAGTCATGATGTAAACTACATTAACTGGAACCTCCGTAGAGAAAAAAACATTTCTGCGATCTCCTTTTCAGGTGGTCTTGATAGTTGTGCTATCGTTCCACTACTGGATCCCGGCTTCTTTATGGCATATCTAAAACGTGTTATACCTCAGCCTACGATGCTACGTCATAAACAGCAATTAATAGCATTAGATCATATTCATAAGAATTTTGATTGCTCTTCTTTTGTTATGGAATCAGATATTGAGATGCTCTCTATGAAAAGTGTAGGACGGGTTGGCTTTCCTTCCGAATATGCATGTTGCCTTCCTTGTGTAATTCTAGCTGATCATATAGGGATTACCGCGATAGCTACTGGTACGATTGGTTTATTTTTGAAAGGAACTAAATTTCATCATTTCCAAAAGACGGGTTACTTTAAGTTCTGGAAATCTCTCTTTGCTAAAGCTGGTATTGATTTGTTCTGGCCAGTTGGTGGGGTTGTCGATCGTGGTACTGCTATCATATGTGAAAAAACAAAAATACCTGGTCAAAGTTGCGTAAGAAATGATAATGGTTTCTGTAATAATTGTTTCAAATGCTTTCGTAAGAATACGTTGATCCTAGGAAGACTACCTTCGACCAGATTATCTAATAGCTCGACAGCTTCTTTACAATCTGGTAATCGTATTCCCACAGGAAACCTTAAGATTATGAGTAAAAGTCTCAATCGGAATTTTTCTAACACCAAAATTAAGATCCCTCCCGATGCCAAACTTAAATTAGCTAAGAAACCTCTTACGCTGATTGAGCTGTATCAGATGGGTATTCTCAAAGATCGTCATTTAGAACCTTTTAAGAACTTAGATCTAAGTTATCAATCACGCTATATGAAAGAATGTTATGATTATATGGTTCCTGAAAGGTTAAAAAAGCAAATTTGTCGCAGATTAGACAGATTATTAGGTCCCATGACTGATAAACAAATCAATGTTGTTAAGACACTTAACTTGAATGCTTTGAATAAAGTAAAAATTGACTTAGAAGGAGGTTATTAGACAAAAAATGATGAACTTAATTTTTAGTTGACCTGAACTCTAATTCAAAGTACAAATGTCTGTGGAAATTCTTAAATATGTTACTGAAGCACATCAAGATGTGTACATGCGATATACAGTAACGCTTACAGAGTATTATGTCGATAAGTACGGTTTTTGCTTCAATTTGTTTGAAGATAAGCTAAATGTCTTTAAATCGGAACCTCGATTTTCGGACAAAGATAAGTATAAGGATAAGAAGGAAACAATTTCAATTGATTCCAGTATTATTGAAGGATTATATGAAATATTGCTACAAGAGGAGCATATTAATAAGTTAAAAGAAACAGAGAAGCATTTACTTAAGAAAGCATTACCAATCCTGACTAAAAACCTTAGTGATAGTTCGAGTTCAGATGACGATTCATCTGAAAAAATACAGCATAAGAAGATTGAAAAGAAAGTTTTACAAGAATACATCCAGAAAAATAACTTAAGTCCTAAAACATGGATAGGCATAGAGAACGGTGAAATAATAGGACATGGTGATCTCAAGAGTTTTAAAAAGTTCAAAATACACAAAAATGGACGTACACTATATCAGGTCAGAGAGCTGTTGGATGTGGAATAAACACCCCCAGTTCTCACAGTCAAGACTGACCAAGTCTAGCTGACCTAACACTTACCGGTGCAAACCGTGTTTGCGGGACTGTAGCGCGATCGAGCCCACCCCCTTAAAACCAAAGTAGTGTAAAGTGAGAAGTTAGGCTCCACTAACTAACGTCCATAACTCCAGGACATGATAGTGTATTTGCTGTCTTCCTCACTAATTTCCAGTTTCACTTCCTTCGACTTGTTATAGCAGCTTCTTCCTTCGTATACTTTGTAGACACGATCTTTGTCGACTTTTTCCAGATAGAGTAGTACACTATCTGGATGCTCGTAAAACGGATCATCCTTTGTGTTTTCTGACTCATTACAAGTACATTCTCCACCTTGAGTGCTTGCACAACTGTAGTAGAGAGCATAACAGGGCATGTTTGTATTATCACCGAAAACACTAAAGAGCTCTCCAAGAGTATTGTAGACAGTATCTCCCACATTTAGACCAAGGATTGCACTGCAATGACCCATATTGCATCCACAAGTACTTTCGAAGATCATCTTAATTCCAGGTTTGAGAGGATAGCTATAAATCCATTTTCGAATGTCACGATTCTTTTCGTCCCGGCGCCGGGCACGATTCTTTTCGTCACGCTTTTGTTCATCCCCGACACAATAAAGGTCATCTTTGCTAGTTCCTGTAAACATGAAAAGAGTTTGAATGTCTTCCGGACTGGTGGGATCAAATGGACGTCCTTCCGACAAATTATTGTTTTTGGACAGATTCTGGTTTTCTCCAGTATTTGCCTTGTTATCATCAGAGATGCCTTGTTTTTCTCCAATGAACCGGATAAGCTTATCACCATTGGTATCAATGGTTAGATTTAGGATGAGCCCATTAGAGAACCAATGATGCTTACTTTTTACTTTGAATGTTTGCATGAAAGTTTTTTTGTTTATTGTCAGATAAAACATAATAAAATAATTATCATTTTTTAATCATAATATAACTCCTATTGTTGTTCCAACAAATCCAACTAGTTTTTTCTTCGTTCGTCGCGTGCTGTCCAGTCTCTATTTGACGATTCGCCAGTCTCTCATATGATCAACTTTGCACTTGTACTATTTTAAGTTTGCATTCATTTTTATGGTAACAACTTTAAAGCAAAGTTGTTGTTTTTGATTTTTAACTTTTTCGATTAATTTACGATTGATTTTATTATTGTTTACTTTTATTCTTTGGAAAAGTAGTTCAAGTTAGGGAATAAACACCAGCCCGATGAAGAAGCCCAGGGGTGCGCTTGATTTGCACGGGGACAACGACAATCTGCTCAAAGCATTCAAATACTAAAATTGATTAAATATTAGACCTACTCTTAGATACTAATTCAAAAGCAAAATAAAGTAAGGAAGGAATGCCACGTAGTAAGCTGTCTCGTAACAGTCGTCGACAAAACAATTACATCACCGTCCCTAATCCATTCATACTTGGCATGAGTCAGGAAGACTATGAAGTTTGGGGTGATTACTTCGATGATTTCGTCATCCTCGATCTTACACCAACTATTGGAAATACTCCTTTCTATGATGCTGAGCTCGAAGAATGGCAAGAGACAGTACCTTTCTTTCGTGACTCTCGTCGTGAAAGAACCATTCTATTTTGATTTTTCTAGTTCTATGATTTTTTACTGTAGGACTATTACTTTATTACATTCTTGAATATCTCTAACTGCTCTTTTCTGCTCTTTGGTATCGCGAAGATTATATATCTAAAATATTGCTTGTAAGGTTTAATAACCTCATTAAATACCTTCGCTACAGTCTCGGTATTTCCTCCAAAAGCTCCACAACCCCAGGCTCCTAACACTATGCTGTCGTGTCTATTCTCTACCCCTATTGATAAGATTAACCTTATCTTGTCTTCTAATCGTTTCTTTTCCGCTACACTATTGACGCTATCGGCGTTACGAAGTGCCGATGCTATAACCGATAGCCATGT